TAGGTGCGGTAACCGCTTTTTGTAATCGGACTAAAAATACGTTGTCTACTTTTTGAACATCTTAGTGAGCTGCTGTACACCAAATGACGCAGCAAACACGACACCGACCGCCGTTTGGTAAAAAGAGGGCATCGCTTCAAGCGCCGTGAAGCCTCTCTCGACAATTTCGGTATGACCTGTGAATGCCAGCACCAGGGGTATGCTGACTAAAATAGTTAGCCACTCGTCTTTCCAGCTTGCCGAGGATGCCTCAGCCATCGCCTGGTTCCACTCAAGCTCCCCAGCTACAATCTTCTGACGTATGCTTGTCTGCGCTTTTATGTCTTCTATTTGGAACTCTGCCTGGGCTTTCTTCTTCTCAATGTGGCCTGAAACTACTGTAGTTATGAGGCTTGTGAGAGGAGATATCAATGTCTGTAACATATTAAGCCGTCCTAATCATGTCGGAAATTTCTATCGCTCTTTGTCCAACTTGAGCAGCGTATCGAGAGTCTAAAAGTTCATTAGCCGCAGATTTAAAATCTTCGTCACGCAAGTAAGCTAACGTCTTTTTAAATTGCAATAGCCTGGGAATACCCATGTTAAAACACAGATTAACCAGTGCTTCTTGAATTTGCTCAGGCAGGTCGCTGAAAAAACTAATATTACGCTTTAAATCAGCAATGGCTTCCGCTAAATCTTCTTCGAGTATCAACGCCATGACATCTGGTGAGATGCCTTTTTCTTGTATGTTGTGGCCAACGCCGATCGTCCAAATGCCCAACGTATCTTGATACATTTTTAAACGCGATCCTTCGTGTCGGATAATAGTTTTTCGTAGACGATCCATATCCATCTTATTTATCCTTTTTAATAATCTTTTTAATTGTTTCGGTTTCCCAAATTCGTATCCCTAGCCATACAATTGTGAATAGACTTGCAATAGGCGGCAACCACGCGCCAAGCGCCAGAATTCCTGTACCAGCCGCCGCAACATCGACAATATCCTTGGGTTCCTGTACCATTTTCATATATCCTTATTTCAGTTTTTTAAAAAGATGATGAGGTATATAACAATTGGCAAAAAAGCCACTGTAATACCAACAACCGTTATGAATTTCACTATTAATTTCATAGTGGCTTGTCTTTTTGATAAAGCTAATCGCGCTTTTTTTTCACGATTTCTTTTACACTCACTTTGAAATTTCAGCCAGTCACTATGCATGTCTGCGCGACCGGCGTATATCATATGCTCCTTCAGCCAATTTTCTTGCGCCTTTATTTTTTCCAAGGCCATGAAGGCTTCTAAGTCGCTTTGACCTTTTTTTGCGACGCGCTTTGCGATCACACTTTTGTTGTCAAAGAACTGTGTTACCGCGTCGCCACAGTCATAAATTTCTTTGCCGTTGCTCAGTGCCGTTTTGATAATTTTAAAAGCAGCATTAGCCGCAGCAATTTCTGCAAGCATTGGCATCGCACTCCGAAATTATATGCTTATGTAATATTTACTGTAACTGTTGCAACATTACTTCCTGTAAGTCCCCAATCTTGTGCTTCTACTGAAATAGTTTGCGACCCGGTGTTTGCACCAACGCCGCCTGTGATTGTTATCGTTGAGCCAGACTGTGTATGTGTTAATAAATCACTACCCAGTTTTAAACGAAAAGAAGGGCTCTGGTAACTAGACATATTTGTAACAGTAATAGTATTCGCGCTAGATGACACAACCGTTGGCGTTGCTGTGTTGTTGCTTAATTTTATCCACTCGGTTGTATAGCCTTCAAACGACGCAGTAGTTGCGTTATAACGTAACTTACCTTGCGCGCCAACTGGTCTTTGTAACGTCGTGCCAACGGGTACTTTAAGCGCATCTGTATAAAATAGTTCAACGCCGTCATGTGAAAGTCGCATGCGTTCAATCAAGTCATTATTAAATGCGACAAACAAGGAGAGTGCGTTGATATTTGGATATGTTGTACCGGCGGCCGTTGTTTCATAAACTCTGATACGCCCGCGAACGGGTTCAGTTGTTGATTCATCGCGCGTTTCAAAAGTAACCTCGCCAATTTTGTCTGGCGCTGTCCACCCTCCACCGTTATAGGAATTTACAATGCGAAATGTAGCGCCTTCGTCCTGATCGTTTTTAACGACAGAAAATTCTTCAACGCTCAGGTTTGCAAGATCTCGCGCTTTAGTCATTCATCTTTACTCCCGAAAGCGAGAACAACAGATTCCTTGTCTGCCGGAATTTCGGTTATATCTGGATCAGCGACCATCCGCTCTACTTCCTGGAGATAAATCTCTTCAATCGCTAACTGACATCTGTTACGCACAAAATTTGTCGCCCAGACTTGCGGGTCATCGCACACATGCGATAGCGCTATTTTTTCCGCATCATTTAATTTAATAGTTAACTTTGTCATTGTTTCTTATCCGATTAGATGTCCTGAAAAGTGATTGTTTAATCTAAAAGTCGTGAGACCAACATCACCAGTTGCGGCGCTAGTCGCCCAATACACGGCGACGTAATCTCCGGCTGCAAGGGCAACGACACCCGACATTGATACCTGGGCATAATCAGTATCTCCCGTCTCGTCACTTATATGACTGTGCTGACCCAAGACAATTGTGGATGTGCCATTTTTTTTCAGTCTGACTCGCACATATCTGGCGCTTGTACTAGAACTAATTAGACCCGCGAACACAGAAAAAAAATAATTACCCGTGGTGGGAGCGGTGAATCGACTAGTAGTGGTGCTGTATCCCGACCCCACGTTCAAAAGAACGCTGTTGTATTCAATTAGGTCGTCTGTGGCGGCGGCGCTGTTAGATGCGCTGGATGTTCTTGTGACTGAAAAAGCTGGCTGATTGGGCGCTGTTATATAGCCTGTTGAGCAAGTAAGTCCCACAACCGTGGGGCTGTCGGTAGTGCTTACACCCTGATTTAGTGCTTTAACGGCAGCAAGATCAGTAACTTCGCTGTCCATTAATGCGCCAGCGGCCTGCACATTGGTGGCATCTGTTACATCTGCCGAAGCCTCAATGCCGTCGAGTTTAGTTCCATCAGTAGCGACATCTCGTCCATCGAACGTGGAGTTAGTTGTTATAGCGCCTGTCATTGCACCGCCCGTAGTGGGGAGAGCAGCGTCTGCTTTAGTGCCCTGCGCAGCGGTAGCGTAATCTGAAGAATCAAAAGCTTTAACAGCAGCAAGGTTATTAACTTCGCTATCCATTAGCGCGCCAGCGGCCTGGACATTGGTGGAATCTGTTACATCTGCTGAAGCCTCAATGCCGTCGAGTTTAGAATGATCTGCGTCTGTAAATATATTTGAATCAGCTGCGTCATCTATATAACCAGCTATCTCAAAAGCTCCGAAAGCAACTAATTCAAGAATATCACCAGTGGCTGCGCCTTCGGCAAGCACAATACTTGTGCCATTTGTTGCTGTGAAATCTGTGCCGTTTACGAGACGTAACCCTGAGAGAAAAACGTCAATAAAACCAACGTCATATGCAAGTGTTTGATTATTAGCGTCTGCGCCGGAAAAAGTAGCTTGATTATCGGTACTTACATATTTAAAGCGAGCCGCTGTACCATTGACCGCAGAACCTGCTGGCTTCCAACCAGCGGCGCTGTACACCTGCATTTGTTGCGAGCCAGAGTCGAAATAAAGAGAACCCTGAATTAATGCGCCACCTTCGTTGTCGCTGGTTGGAGCAGATGCTTTTGCGCCCAGCATCACTGTGTCGAACACGCTTAAAGATGCGGCCGCGCCCGTTGCGCTTGCAGATGCCTCAGTGGCGCTACTGGCAGAACTCGTTGCGCTTGCAGATGCACCGGCGGCACTACTTGCAGAACTCGTTGCGCTACTAAAGGCGTTAGTTTCAGACGTAGCTGCTGCGTTTTTGGACGCTAAAGCTGACGTTTGAGCGCTTACTGCATTTGTCTCTGCCGTTTCTGCGGCTTGCTTAGAAAGCTCAGATGCTGTTGCACTAGCAGAACTTGCGGAGTTGTTACTAGCAGATGCCTGGTTGTTAGCCGCCGCGTCTGCTGCACTTACAGATGCCGACGCGCTACTAGACGCAGCGGCGGTTGCATGTGTCTGCGCATCGGTTTCGCTCTGACTCGCTTGCGTAGCAGACGCAGCAGCATTTGCAGCTTGTGCGAGAGCATCAGCTTCTGCTGCGTCTTGCAGAGATTGTTGATTTTGCGCATCGTAAAAACCAGACATGTGTCGTTAATATCCATTTTGCATTGTTAATGTCCCACCCGCCGTTTCGGCTGAGTTCGCGTGATCCATAATTCTTAAAAAAGCGGCTTGGTAGCTCATTTCCCAGCGGGTTTGATCACTATTTAAAAAACGCGCAGCTTCAGTGAGCGCACCAAATAAATAAAGCTCCGGTACGGTTTGTAGCAAAATATTGGTCGTAGCGCTGTCGCTCAATGCTTCAACCGACTGATAATAAATTGCTTTTATTTTGTCAGTATCCAACAGCGTTGGCGTTGGATAAAACACAAATTCACGGCCTTCTCTGGCAAAACTTGTAGGTATTCCAGTTTGCGCTATTTGACTATGCAGCATCGTTAGCGAAATCCGGTCTAACGGCCGACTGTTGTAAAAAACATCTTTCATTTCGAGAAAGTCGCTAGGAATAGTCGCGTATCCTTCGCTATCAGGAATAACATATGCTATTTTTTCGAGAGTAGGTATTCGCAATTCTTGCGCTAGCCTGGACTCGGTTAATCGAATAAAGTCGGGTATTTCATTTGTTAGATCTGTGCGATTTAACCAGTGTGCAATAGCTGCTTTAAGACCACTGTATGTTTCAAGACTCACAGCCGACCGCCGCCTGTTCTCAAGTATGCCCACGCCGGTGAGTTCAGCTTTTTCTTCATTCGCGCGAGATCTTCTTTATTTGGAGCCATCACGTTTATGCCCTC